GTTCGGATTTGCCTTAAGCCACATCTCTGGGTTAGGAACCTCGTCAACGGAATCGAGTTTGTAATACCAGATAGATACATGAGGGTTCTCGTATTCGCCTCTAAGTATCTTCATTAATTCCATTTTGATTGTATCGCCGCTTCCGTTACGCACTGTACCTTCTGAACTGATTGCTACTATTAAGTAATCATCGTTCTTGGAAGCACCCTGCTCGATAGCGCCGATAACGTCTTCTCTAATGTCGCCTGAAAGCCATTCATCGACTGTGGCGACTTTGCATCGTAAGCCCTGAAGCTTGTCGATACTCATTGGTCTGATCTCCAACAAAGAACCGGTTAAGAAATTTTCAATACCTTTCTTTGTAGAGGCCAGCTTCATTCTGTTAGCTTTGGAACCAGTAGTGTTCTGTAAAGATCCTTCTGTAAGGAACTGAAACAACGGTCCTCTCGCTCTTGTTATAGCAGTTCGAATTGGCGACAGAACTTCTTCAGATTGTTTCATCGTCGGAGCAGTTGTAATCTGATGAGTCGTCGACGGATCGATGTTTAAGAAGTAATTCTGAATGCATGAACCGTACATCGATTTAGCTGCGCCTCGTGCTACTATAAGATACTGCTTGTTGATCAAGCGCTTTTTAATCTTCTTTGTAACGTATCGACCGCCATGTCCATCCTCGGACGGCTCGTATACGCTTCTTTCAACAAAGTAATACCAGCCGAAGATCTGTTCAGCCCAAAGTTTAAATGAATCGAGTAAGTGGAGATCCTCACCATCAGTCAGAGTGAGCTCATTCTCGCAATAATTAATAAAACCCTGGATCGCTTGGTCGTCATACCAAATTCCAGGGTTAGCTATTAAATCATCTATTCGATTCATCTCCATTGAGATTTCATTACATACTGGTATTTCCCCTCGCATTACGGCATCTCTGAACTTACCGTAATATTTGGGTGTTGCGGTGTTCGATAATGCCATGTTGCGGTTGTCTCCTTTAGGTTAAAAGTTTTCTAACGATCCTTAAATATTATGACTGCGTCTATATTCTTCCGATTCACGGCGAGAACGTTCAGCATGTGTTTCTAGTTTAACGCTTTTTAATGCGTCACGCACGCTTTGTATAGCTTCTGAATTACTCTTTGCTAAATTATCCCAGCTCGTCATTTTGTATTTATCAACCAACTCTTGAGCTCTCTTTGCGTTTTTATTCGTTGCGTAAAAGTCGGAAATCGACTTATTCCAGTTTTTAGCAAACTCTTTTTCGAACATATTGTTGTAATCATCCATATACCCGTCGCGATTTGCGTAGTCGTTTCCGTGTTTTTTTCGCTGTTCTTCGTTGAATTTGGCTATGCCGCCATTGTTCATTTTATCAGCCGTTTTGTTGTACGCGTCCATCCGCATTTTATCGCGTCGTTTAATAAGAGCATTCTGGGTCTTCACGGATTCTTTCTTATACTCTTTACTTATCTTTTTCTTTCCAGCATTTGTCAAGCTACCATCTTCATTCTGATAACGTCTAACACCCCACTTCATACCTTTTACGCCATGGTGGTAGAGGTAGTCTTCGTATTTCAATAATGCCATTGTTGCGGTTGTCTCCTTTATGCAAATTAAATATCCTCTATTATGAAAGGGCGTGATTTAATCATGCTCTTTTTGTTTTTACTCAGTTCCCTAGTATGTGCTTATTAACGTATTCTCGACCAGCTTCAGTATCTTTTAAGCCAAAATCTCTTAGCATAGCACCACTGTATTCTTTAGTATATTTCTTAGCTATTTCAGATTCTTTTTTATAATAAGCTTTTTCTATACCCATATCTTTTACCATTTCATCCATGACTTTATCTGGGTTAGACCAATCGTCTTTCAAATAGCTAAGCGATATTTTTTCCGTTACTTTGTTTTATCCCTCTACGCTTAACAAGATCGTTCCATTCTCGACCCTCTTTAGTAGCGTTAACTTCGTTCATAACTTTATCGTTAACGGCTTTTCGATTGGACCAATTTTGGTTATTATCAAAAGATAATTTCTGCATACGTTTCTTACCAGCAGACGTTAAAGTTCCATCTTTTTTCTGATAGCGTCTAACGCCCCACTTCATGCCGAGAATTCCGTAATGGTAGAGTTCGTCATAATCATAATCAAACATATTTCTCACCTCCACCTTACTTCTTATTCTTCATAACGTTATGTATGGCTACGGCGATAGTAGTTGCTGAAGCGCCGATTGCTAAAACATCACCAGCAATATCCAACACATCTTTAGCTCTAACTTTACCTCTAGATACTGATTCTCGTTTCAGGCTTGCGTACTGCTGTTCCATCTCCATTCGATTAACGGTTTCTCGAAGCTGTTTATCGTTCATGTTAGCCAGTTTAGTTTTACTGGTCTTCATAATCTTATGTTCTTCCGCAATGGTATTAACCTTCTTGGCGGTGTTAACAGTTTTTGAAACTGCATTAAGAGTTTTACTAGCTAAATCCGCATTTGGATTATTCTTGTTACCAAGTTTATGAGCGTCGTTCACAATCTTACCTGCGTCTGACCCCATCTTAGTTGCCTTGTTAGCTGCATCCAACGCCTGAGCTGTTTTTGAGTTTCGATTCTTTGAAGCGTTGACATAACGTTTCTCGAGAACCATACGATCGATCTTTGATCTAAGTTCCTGATCGCTCATACTTTTAGCTTCTTCTGTGTAGTTAGTAGCTCGACGTTTCTTTCCTGCTGCCGTAAGTGTGCCGTCTTTGTTCTGATAACGACGTACACCCCATTTCATACCTTTGATGCCGGAATGGTATAATTCGTAATTATTCATTTCAAATCTCCTCCCCTCCGTCGGTTTATAACTTATCCGCTGCTACATAGAGGCGCCATTCTAATTCGCTAATCAGTCGGTCCATAGACCCTGCAACAGCTGAACTTGCGGACGGATCGAAGAGTGCTTTTACTCTCAGATACATGTAGGATTTTACAGATTCAAGCATAAGGTTGTCGGAAGTGAAATCTTCCCATGTGGAATTGTCGTCTTCTATTCGAAATCCTTCCGCTGGTCCTATTCCCATTTGAGTAAGAATCATGAATACACTATTAATGTGCATGATGATGTCGTCGTCGAAATGTTCGTATTCCTCTGCAATACCAAGCATCTTTTTAACTGATGTTAAAATGCTCTCCATATCATCACCTCTTTACTATTTAACAGCGATGAATTTCTTCATACAGTATCCGGCGATTTTGTCTTGTGTAGTAACCTTGTACCATTCGTCTGTGGATTCTGCTAAGTTAATGTTAACTTTGGAACCCTTAGCAATCACCTTAACGATCGCAGCATCCGCTTTAGAATCGGCGCGTACGTTCAGTAATTCACATGATGATACAATACCAGTAGTTTTTACTTTTGACTTAGCCGGTTTTTCCATTTTGATTTTTTCTGCTGTTGGTTCAGCCGCTACTGGTTCAACAGATTCAACTACTTCAACTGTAACTGTCTCTTCTGGTTTAGCAGCTGTTTCATACATCTTGTTGTAATTGTTTTTGCTTTTCGACATTGTCTTTTCCTCCTCGATTTAGTCATGTCGCCAAGGACAAGTGTCATTTGGTCTTCGCTCAATAGGAGCAAGAGTTAACAGGTCAATGTCACCATAGTGAATCGCATCGTGAGTGGACTTAATCGTGCAGACTAGGTACTCGGGATCGAACAGGAACTTACTTCTTTTAAGAATGTCCTCGATCCTAATAGGATTCATATGATGCACTAGAATTCTTGTTCTAATTTCTCGATCTTCCATTGCGAGATCACAACCGCCATCTCTGATGATTACGTAGTCTCTAGCTTCCAACCATTCTGGAGACTTATAGAAGATCTGGTTTAGGTAACGGTCGAAACCGAAAGTTTCTTCTCCGACTTTGCCACCAAGTTTTAGATAGTTAAACCGCTCTTCGAAAGTCGGTAAGGTGATTAATTCCGAATAAGTTCTAATCATAGTATTCATCTGGATCACCCTGCCCCGCATAGTTTCGCATAGCGCTGATAGCTTTTGAATAAAGCTCTTCCATCCTCTTCTGAGACTCAACGGATTCAGCTTTAACTTTTAATAACTCAGTCTCTCTCCTAAGTTTCTCTTTCTCTAACTCAGCTCTGGACGTGCCTAGTTTTAAGAAATGCGTAATGACCTGAGAAGAAGCAGTACCATCTCGTAGCTGCTGTTCAGCAAGGTCTACCGCTAAGGAGATCATCTGGTTCTCTCTAGCTTCTGGCGATAAGGCTGGTCTTCCTCGTTTTGCCATCCCTTACTGCCTCCTCTCTTTTAGTTTTGTATTAGTTCTATAATAGTTTCGTATTAGTTTTAGATAACATTTAAAGGAACCCATAAGGCTAAGGAGGAATTAGGGCTAAAAAAATTTTTTATGAAAGGAGAAATCATACAATATGAAAATCATGAAAAAGAAAGTACATCACACGGGCAAATGATGTTGGTAATATTCTTATCCTTATGAGCTCTTGTAAATGTTACCTAAATGAATATAAACGCCAAAGAGGCCTACTCGGTGTCACCTCTCACTTTTCAGCCTTAGACTTTTGGCGAAAAACTTTTTCCTAAATATCCCTCCGGGGAATTTTTAAAG